CTCGCTGCACTTCCAAGCTTGCTCATGCGCTTTTTGCCGTTCCTTCGAGGGACATGCGGCCCTTGACTCCGACATCAAAACCGACACCGATCAGATTATAGCCTGGCACATTGTTGGTAACGCGCTCCACATCATTGAAGGGCACCTCTCGCACGGCGATCTTGATGGCCTTCATTTTTTGAGTCGGCAAATGTAGGCGCAGCGTCTGCACTCCCTGCCCGATGACATCCGAAGTCCATATTCCCGTGACGATCGGCGTCTCAATCCAATCGGCATACACCGTCATCGATAGAGATGGGGAATCCGCTTCATCTAGGCAAAGGTTTTCCACCGTCGCCACGACACGCCAAATGCGTTTGAGCATCGCCATGTTGGAGACCGTGATCCATCCGGTGGATACCGAAGGCCCATGCCCAACTGTATCGTACTGACCATCAAGCCACGTGGTGCCGTAGTTCGGTCCGGAGCTCGCCACCACGTCGAACGGGTCGATCATGAAATAATCGTCACCGAGCACCATCGCATCTTTGTAGTGGTATGAAAGCGCGCTCTTGTCTACGCTCCAGCGCTTCGAGTCGTACCAGTAGTTGAACTGCTTATAGTCGGAGAACGAGGCATCAAGCGTCATCATGACCCGGATGACGGCCCGCTTCTGGTCCACATTGACGGCGATCGTCTTGTCCGCTGCGGTGATCATGCCGTCGATCCCGTCGCCGATATACGATATGATCAGCGTGCGATCGACCAACCACCAGCCCTTGTTGGTTCGGAAAATCACACCGATCGGTGTAGTCTTGCACGAGTTCACTTCATACAATCCCATCTGATTTGAGAGCAGCTGAAGGGAGCCGAAGGCTTGCACGGGCTGGCCCGTAACGCTCGGGCCGTAGCCCTCGATCGCGTACACGCCTCGATTCGTGAAAATCATCAAGCATGTTTCGTTCGATGCGAGCCCAAGCCCCGGTTCAGGTAGCGCGAAGTTTTGCGTTTGCTGCGCCCACTCTACGCCCCGTCCGCCGGTCGCCGGTTTCGTGTAGTATACGTTGTTGTCGTAGCTCGAGATGGCAAAAAGCCGGTCACGATGCGCCTCGAGCACGCGGCACGTCGGTGCTGCTGAATTCTCAAGCTCGCCACCCTGCACGTATAATTGGTCAGCAGTGCTAGGCGGCTCGACCGCGATGCCCACCGATACGGAAGACAAGCCATTTACCGGACTATAGGCGCCAGCCTGTTGCGAGTTCGTATTGATCTGCGCAGCCAGAAAGTAAATACCAGGCGTCGTGGAGTTGGTCATGTAGATCCAAACCTCCATCGAATTCTCGAAGTAATCAGCGCCGCTGCACATGCCGGAAAAACATGGGGGCGCAGTGACCGTCAGTACGATTTCAAGAATCGGCGACGATGGTGTATAGGTGAAGGCATCGCCCGCGCGTTGCGCATAGCTTGGCGCGCTGAAATAGCGCTGGCCAGCTGCGTCCAGCCATGTATATACGGCGCGAAAAAAGTACTGATTTGCGTTCACAAGTGAGCCGCCGGTTGCGCCGCCGACGATCGACAGGATACGCGGACGGCACAGGATACCAGCCTCAAAGGTTCGTCGGCCATCGGTCGCGAACATGGCTCCGCTAGCGAACACAGTGAGCGAGCCGAACGCGCGCGAAGCCCATCGGTAAGCATCGGCGAAGTCGAGCTTGATCACCTCCATCTGGTAATTCGTGAATAGCGGCGTCGGGCGATTGCCGAGCGCTGATCCGCGGCGCGTCGTTAGGTAGTAAATGTTACCCGCCACGCACCCGCGCGGGAGAAACATTTCAACCGCCGCAAACCCGCTCGCACCCACGTTGTTGGTATCGAACACCGGAGCCGAAAGGTCGGTTGCCCAATTCGCTGCGACCATCGGAAGGCGATACAGGTCGGTAGCGCCTTGCGAAACGCTAGAATCGATCTCGAGCAGGAAATATCCGTAGTCGACGCCGCTCCCGAGTGCCGGATCAAAGTCGCACTTGACGGCCGGGAAGTAAACGCGCCCGTTGATGGTGAAAAGTCTCCCGATGTTGCGCACGCCGGGAGCAATGAACGGCACGCCGCCGGTTTTCCCGGTTGGCGTCATCGCGCCAGCCACAACATCGCCGCGGTTCCAAAACACGCCACTATTGAATGCGGCGATGCTACCGAAAACGGCAGTTTCGACCGACGTGCTCGAGAGCAAAACCACGTCCGGCGTGCGCAGCGTGAACGAGAATGGCGTGATGATCGGGCACATCGTGCCGAGCGTCGCCACGTTTGCTAGCGTCGACGCATTCCAGATGTCGACCGTTTGGATGTCCGCGTTCAGGTACGTGATCGCGAGCACGCCGAAAGCCGCATCGCAGTTCAGGTCATCGATCGCGCTGCCAAATAGATGCGCATTTCCGGAGTTGGTCACAATAAGCGATGAATCGTACGTCCTGATCCGGGCTTGATTTGGCGACGCCGCAAGGGTTGCGGCCATGAAAATATTTGTGCCGTTCGTGCACATGCTGAACGTCTTGGCAGCCGTGAATAGAGTGATGAAGTTGCTCATCACCGGATTGGCCACGGACATGTCGACATAAGCACCGATCACGTCATTTTGAGCACTAAATGCCAGATTTCTGCAAATCAGGAAGATGTACAGGCGATTGCCCATCGCCAAGCACTGGAGCTTCGCCTGGAAGCCGAAGCCGGAGCCACCGGTATCAGTAAAGCCGCTCGAGTAGAACCCGGGTGGTGTTGGGAATTGCGTCGTATCGATGACGGTCGTATTTGTGGTGATGTCCACCACGCGGAAGAAGACATCACCGTGCGGTCCGCCCGGCGTATTCCCACCCGTCGCGGTATGCCAGGCGACGATCATGAAATTGCCAGATACCGCACAATCGCTGGTGTGAATCAGTGGGTCCGGCGTAAGATTTCCCAGGCATCCCAACGTTGGCCGTGGAATTTTACCGTGCCCTTTCCATGCGCCAAATTCCGCACCAGCCGGCACGTTCTTTGTGTACGAGAACACCGTGTCGCCAGCGCCCGCCCAACCCGCGCCAGAGCCGAGTGCTAACTGCGTATTGGCGATGCACCCGAGCTCGCCCTGACGCTGAAAGAGCCGCATCTGCGTGCTGGTGATGACGCTTGAGCCGCCCTCTGGTCCGATGCGATTGTTGCTCAGGCTCACGAAGCCACCGCGATTCGAAAACTTACCGATCGAAGTCAGGTCGGCGTTTTCGATCGTGAGCATCGCGTCTTTTGGCTCTGGTCGAAATTGCGCCGCGAAGTTGTTCGCCAAGCCATCCACAAAGGGCAGCTGCACCACTTGCTTTTGCAGACCGGCAAGGGGATCGCGCGGCATCAAAACACCCAAAAATCGTAGGTGAAATTGGCCACACCAGCTGGGCGAGCGAACGTGATCGTATTGGCGTCGCTGCTTTGCTCGTACACCTCTGTGCCACCAGCGCCACCGGCACTGGCCGCATACACTCGCATCAAGTGCCATCCAGCAGGTATGCGCGCGAGCTTGTGAGATACCTTCACGGCCTGATTTGGTGCAATGACGATGCCGGTGATTTTCACCCCCGTCTTGACGTGATCAGGCACGTTCGTGTCAATCGCGCGCTGCGCCGCCTGTTGCGCCGCGTCGCTGCCCGCGCCAAGCCCGCGCCGCTTGTCAATAATCGTCATCGGGCCCCCGATAGTCGTAGGCCCGGATGTTGTGAGTGCTCCCGCTCAGCAGGGGCACAACACGCTGCGCCTCGGTCACATTGACCGGCGTCCACGAACTGCGCAGGTTAGCTAGCAGCATCTGCTTTTCCGTCATGAGCACGGAAACGCTAGACTCCTCTTTGTCCTTGCATTTGATCGCGGCGGTGACGACCAAATATTCGTCCCAGCCAGCAAGCATCGGCATCGCACCGGCGGTGATGTCGGCCATCTGCAAAGCAGGCTGATAGTAGAGCGTGAGCGTATATTCTCCGTCTGACGGCGGGAGCACCTCGATCGTTAGGAAGCCGGTCGAGTTAACTTGGTCGCCATATAGCCAATATGCCACCGGGCGACCCGTGCGCCCGCTGCGGTCCATGTTCTGAACCTCACGCAGCGAAACCGGCACCAAGAAATTGTCCGACTTGATGCGCAAGCCGCGCAGCTTCTTCATGGCGGACAGTCCGCCGAAGTTCAGGCGCGAATCACCCTTGTGCAGAAAGGTGTCCTGCACCGACACCAGCAAGTCTTCCCACTCGGCGCACGCAATGCCGTACAGCTCTTGGAACGCCTGCTCCAAGTAGTTCTGCACCTCGCTCGACGAAACGAAAAGGGAGCCCACCATGTCGGCACGCTCCCTTACTCGTTGCTCTAGCGTCGTTACGTTAAACGCCGGAACGCCCATGTTTAGTACTCGTCAGTTTCGCTCGGGCCGTCCGCGTCGCCCTCGCCTGCCTCTTCATCATTGCTGCATTCGTCCATGGCCGCCTTGAACGAGTCGGCCGCTTGCGCGAACTTCCCGCCATCGAGCGCGCGTTTGAACGCCCGCAGATGCTGCTCGAGCATCGATTCGTCATCGGTCGAATCAGGGCTCTCTTTCGAGGGCCCGTCATCGCCGAGCGATTCCACCAAACCGCGAGGTAGGTCCATGGTCAGCTCGGAAGCTTCACGGTCATGACCGAAATATCGAACGCGATCTGGTCGGTAACGGCACCCGGAGCAGCGGCCGCGCCGGTGGCATCCACGACACGGAACGTCACGTAGTTATTTGCCGACGTGGTATCGACCAACTCCAGGAATGTGGCGCTCGTAGCGGCTTTGATCAGGGTGCCGACCGCCGACACGATTTTCACCGTGTTGATGTTCGGTTTGACCCGGTAAAGCCCCGTGCCCTGTTGCGTGACCACGAAGCCTTTCCCTGCGTTGATGGTCGGGGTCGCGCCGTTGGTAGCAAAGCGTCCCTTGATGAGCAAAAGCTCAGGCTGGTTTGCTCGCACGCCGCCGTATTGCGGCTTCGAAGAACCTGCGACGCCCGCCATTAGTCCCTCATTTCGCAGATGACGCTGGCGCTCATGATGGGGAAGGTCATGCCTGTGCCGGCCTTCGTCACCGTCATGGTCACCACGTCACCCGGCAGAAGGATGAAGTCAGCATCGGCCGCAGATCCGTTCACGTCGCCAGACGCCCAAAGGTCGCGTGAAGCGAATGCCGCCACGTCCTTTGCCGGCGTAGCATCGGCCGTGTAGGTAGCGATTATCTTCTGCGTTGCCGGCGCAGCGGCGTGACGAACCGCTATCACCAACGAAAAGTTATTGGTCGCGGCGCCCGTGACGGCGGTTCCGGGCGTGAACTTGGAACCGATGACACGCATCTTGCGCCGGGCGACGAAGATCGGTTGCTCGGCAAGCGCGGTGGTCGTTGTGAGCGTGGCAATGGTGCTGAAATAGGGCTCCTCGCGAAAAGCTTCCGCGGCGTCTTGCGGGTTGAGTGCAGCGACCAGCAACCCTTTCAGCGTATCGAGTGCGTTGAAATAGCTCATGGTCTTGCCTCAGGTCGGAAGCGTGATCCGGATGTTGTCGAGCGGGGAGCGGCAAACCAATTCACCATTCCAGCCGATTCGAATTTCGTACGAGTCGTTTCCCGGATCGATCAGCATGTCCCCACCGATGTCCTTGGTGATGAACCGCGGCGCGCCTTTCAGCGTCCAGAAGTACCAGCTGTCCTTATTCACGGCCAAGGCGGTGGTGTCCGCGAAGTTCTGGTCAGCCACGATTCGGATCTCGCGGCCACCCGCGTAAATCTTCAGCGAGTCGAACGCGAACGTGCCGAGCTTGATCGGCTCGCGAACTACCTTTGCCCCGAGTTCCAGGCTCAAATCGGCGAAGCGGTTGTAGTTCAGCCAAATCATGTCCGGCATCGAACCTTCGAGGCGCCCGCGAGCAATTGCGCGCTCGAGAGACTCTGCAAGGCCGAAGCTGGAACCGTCGAAGAACACGCCCGCGAGACGCGACGGGAAAATCGAGCGGTCGACGCTGTTGAACGGCGTTGCGAGCCCCGTGCGCACGGTTGGGATCCATGCGTTCGTGCCGTTGATGCTGTTGCCGAAGCTGCCCTTGAAATACATCTGATCGGCGGCCGTGACACCCAGCGAGCCAGCTCCCGTGAGCGGGTCGCCGTTTACGATGTCGAAGGTCAGCGTGTTGGTGTCGTAGTTGACCGACGAAACCACCGCATAGCCGAACGTGCCTGCACCGGTTCGGAGCGTCGTGAACGGAGAGGGCGCAAAAACGATGCGGTCACGGGGCTCGATGTGAACGAGCACCGATTGCGCGACCGTGAGCGTGCTCGACGTGGGAACCGTGACGACAGCGCCCAAGTTGCCCGTGCCGTCCGATTGAAGGTCGCCCGCGAGGCGCTGAATCACCTTCATGAACCCAGCATCGACCTCGGATTCTTTCGCCGACATGTACGAGCCCTGGTCGCCTTGGCTGGCCTCCAGTGCTTCGCGGTCGATCGAGATGAGATGGTAATCGCGCTTGCGCGTCACCTCGAAGAACGTGTATTGCGAGCCGCTCTTGGCTTCGAGCGCATCCGCAAACGTGTGGGAAGTGCCGCCGCCCGGAGCGGACCGGATCGGGACTTCACCCTTGCGGCCGTAGAAGTCGGGGCGCTTGGTCAGCCAGGCCCAAAAGGGTTGGTCGCGCTGGCCGTAGAGCTTGATGCGTTTTTCTGGAAAGAGAGTCTTGAGCCCGGCATTGAATAGCGCGGGAGTCAGCGGTGTCGGCATTGAGAGTCACCTGGGGTCAGCTGTTGAAGAGAGATTGAACCCTCCGCATCGCCTCGTCCCGGTCAAACTCCGTGTCATCATCATCCACAGGCGGACGGATGGCGCGGGTTGCGGTATCGGCGTTGGAAAGTCCTGCCTTCGGCTTCGCAGCCCCAGGTTTCGCCGCGCTGTTCGCGGCCCCGGCCTGTCCGGGGCGGTAGCCATGGCGCGCAAGCGCTTTGGCTTCCTGAGCTTCAAAATAGTCCAGAACCGTTTTCGGGTCAAGCGCCGTGCCCTTTGGGTACTTGACATCGCCGAGCTGCCCACCCTCGCGGTAGATGTGGGCGATATTCTGGAGCACCTTCGGCGCAATCTCCGTGCGCATGTCGTAGTTCTTGATCAGCTCGTATTTCGAGTTCGGGTCGGCGATCAAAGATTCCATGGTCGTGATCGCGCGCTGCTCATACTGCGAAGCCGCCGAAGTCACGTCGCGCGTCTTGAGCGAATCCTTCAGCTCTTGCAGCTCTTTGGCCTGCTGAGCGAGCTTCGCCTCGTACGACTGTGAGGTTTTGTTGATCAGCTCCTCGGGCGTGTGCTTGCCGTCGTTCAGGATCCATTTGGTGAGCCGGTCGACGTTCCAGCCAAGCTTTTCCATCACCCGAAGCGGCTCGGTTTCGGCCGATTTGATCAGCTCGGCCCATTCCGCTTCGGTTTTGTTGATGCGCGTCGCCGCTGTCTCGATGGCCTCGCGGTGATCGGCCTGCATCTTTTCGAACGCCGCGCGCTCGCCCTTGAAGGCGTCGACCTTGCCGCGTAGGCGCTTCCCCTCGGCGGTCAGCTTGGCGAAAGCGGCATCGAGCTTATCTTGGCTGAGCTTGCCCTTTTCGTCGCTCAGCTTCTTGCGACGGTTCGCCTCGCGCTCTTCCTCGGTCGGTTCCGGCTTTGGGCCTTCCGGATCGGGCTCGGCTTCGGCTTCAGCTTCGGCTTCAGCTGTCGGTTCTTCCGCGTTCGAATCATTCGCGCCAGTGACCCGGCGCATTTCGTCGAACGCAGCCGCGCGGTCGAATTCGCCGCCGTCGTCGACCGCGATGCCTGCCACGGCCGGAGCCGCGTCACCTACTGCCGGCGCTACGAGCACCGCTCCCGCTTCGCTCATTGTAAAGGTGCTCCTGGTGTCAATCCATTAGGGGGCAGCGCCATGGGGCCAGCTGCGCCGGGCGTGAAGCCGTTTGGGGGCAAAGCAATCGGGGCGGGGCCAGCCGCGGGCAGTGCGCCAGGCTGCGGCGCTGCGGCGCCAGCGGGGCCGCCCTGCGCGGTCTGCATGCGCACTGCCGACTGCATGAAGCGGCGGACTTTCGAGAGGTTCTCCGCCGGGTAGCCTTGCAGCGTCGCTTCGACGTACATTTCCTGAGCGACGAACAGGACCGTGTCCAGTTTCATCTCCGGCTCTGGCGCGAGCTGCGGTCCGCCGTCGAGCATGCTCTGCACCATCTTTTGCGTGAGCACCCGGTTCGCAGTCTTGCGCCGGATGAATTCCTGCATGTCCGGATGGTCCATGCCCTGGAGCACCTCGGATGCGTCGCTGATCAGGCCAGCCTTAGTCAGGCGCTCGGCCATTTCGATCGCTGCCTCGGGCGAGTCACCGAGCAGCGAAGTAGGCATGACCTGCAAAACGAAGTCGTCTTCCTCGATGTTCAGGTCTTTGTGGAAGTCGATCTCCGTGTAAGCGTTGTCGCCAAACGACTTCACTTTGATGCCGCGCACGTCCTGCGATACGCGCAAAACGAGGCGCGCCAGTTCCATGTGCATCTCTTCCCACTCGCGCGTCACGATCGCGAAGCGCTCGCTCTCGATGTCTTGGTGCACGAGCTGAGCGCGGCCGCTCGTGAATCCGGTTGGTTTCTGGGACTGCGCCGTCATCTGCGACACGCCAGCAATCTCGTAACCCTTTTGGTATAGCCGATCTAGGTGCTGAAAAACCTCGGGGTGGACGACGCTTGGCGCGTAAACCTGAGGCACCTTTCCCGTGTACTGAAGGATCGTGCCCGGCACATCCGTCACGGTTCCCTTGGCCACGTTGCTGGCCCGATCAATCAACACATACGGATTTGAAAGCAGCGCCATAGCCGCCTGAATCTTCCGCACGAGCCGGTTGATTTCTAGCTGAATGCCCTTCAGCTCCTCGGCGAGTCCCATGCCCCACATACCGAGCGGCGACGTGCTCCACCGAATAAACACGTACGGGTGCCACGTGTGTGTCCACGGCTCCTTGATGAGCGTCACACCGTTCGCGCTCTTCACATAGAGCCCGTCATCGGCGCCTTCTTCGCTCGCGGTGTGGTACGCCTCTTCAACGCGCACGAGGTCTGAAGCATAGCGGTCGTATACCGCATTGATTTCTTCGTCCTCGTAATTGAATTGCAGCGTCGGGATGCTTGCGATTTCGTCGGCCTTGTCCGGATGCTGCGCGAGCAGTACGCCGCGGTCGACGTACTTGTACTGATAGATGTTGCGCGGCTCGCGGTGCATGCCTTCGACGTTGTCGACGACAACCTCGGGCGTGAACACACGCTCGATGATGACGCGCTTCTTCCCCGGCATCACCTTGAGGCAACCGCTGCCTATGATCGCCGCATCCAAGAATGCCTGCGAGGTCTTTTGATAGACCTTCTCCGAATAGAAAATCCCCTTGATGTATTGCTCGAGCTTGCGTGCCTTCTGTTGGACCTTGAAGTCGGCGCCGCTCGTCTGGAACCAGGGCTTGGGGCGGTTCTTCGCGATCTTGGATTGCACCGCGTTGCACATGTTGCGCACGATGTTCAGCGACAGCGGCGAACCGAGAGAGCCGTCAATGGTGAAGCCGGTGTGCGGACCGAGCCCAACCATCGCGAGATTTCGGTACATGCGCATGTGCGATAAGTTCGCGAGGCGGAACAAATCCTGATCGCGCTTGATCAGGTCAATTGTGGCCTTCACAGCTTCGCCCGGTTCGTCCTCGGTCCACCATTGGATGGCCGGCGTCCCGGTGCCGGGCGTGTCGGTCGGCATGCTCATGACGCCTCGTACAATTCTTCATGGAGGCGCTTGCGAATCTTCGCCGCCTCTTCTTCCAATTCTTCCGGCGTCGTGAACTTCGTCGCCGGTGGCGGAGCGGCAAAAAAAGCGAAATCGAATTCGATGTCTTCGACCTTGCATCGGATCACGCCGAGCTCCTTCAGCTGGCGCGCGAGCTCTACGATTTCACCAACTGTGCGCGGCGTCTTGACCATCGTCCCGGTCCTCTCCGATGCTGAGCAGCTCAAAAGGGACGTGAATGTCGTC